GGTGTCAAAAAACCAAAAAAAAGGGAGCCGAAGCTCCCTTGAATTATTGATGACTAACTGGGTTGTGGTTCCAACTAACTTCGCCTTTCCTCATCCAACCCATAGGATCAACACCATCCCTCTGTGTTCCAAGATAGTAAATCCAAAACATTGCAATCTCGTAATCGTGCATTTTTTAGATCTCCTTAATATCAAAATTAAAACTCTCTTGACCAGAAGGCAAACGAACAACATGCTTACCTTGTACTTGAAACTCTTCACATCGTTTTACCAATCGAATCGTTTCTTTATCTTGTGGATACTGTGCATACAACCTGCTAAATAACATTTGCAAGGTAGACGTAGGTGTCGCTGTGTAGCCAATGTATTCGGACGTTCCTGTTTCAAATGTAAATCTTGTTTTCATTTTAGCTCCTTAGAAAAACGCATGCACCTCAAGTGAGGTGCATGCTAGACAGTGTTACTTCTTAGTTTGACGCTTGAAGTAAGAGGACTTGGCGGCTGCAGTAAGTAACTTCATAAGAGAATCGAATGTCTCTTGAATCGGTTCGATCTTACCTTTGCCCAAACCGCTGATCGACTCAGCATGGTGCTCGTGATCGTTGGTCAGTTCGTGGAATCGATCTCGCAATGCCTTGGCTTCGATCTCGATATCACCTAGCAAGGTGATTTTCTCAAGCTTGGCTTTAGCCTCTTGTCTCTCGGCTTCGGCTTTGTCGGCTTCGATCTTTTTCTCAGCACGAACCTTCTCGTAAAATTTAGCGACATCCTGATCAGCGATCTGCTCGATAACCGTGCCATCGTCGCGTTCAACTACTTCGGTACGCTTGGCCAGCTTGTCTAGCAAACGTGCTCGGTAAGTAGATACTCGACTGGATAGCTCGCGCTTGGCAGCGTTCACTTCCTCTTTAGTCGCTTCGTTTCCCCAAATCTCCTTTAGGGATTTGTCCGCGTCCGGCTTCATTACATGTTTGCCGTTCACAACTTCGAAGTTAAGCGCAAGGGCTTGAGACGCGCTTTGTTTCAAGATCCACGTGAGGTGCGCATTGTATTTATGCTTTCCCCATTTGGTGTTCTCGTCACCTAGCAGTGCGAGCGCGATCACTCGATTGATTAGATCAGAGGATGCTTTGTCGTGTGGAGACTTAACGCCCATCACCGTTGAACCGCATGGAATGAGGTGCCTCCAGTTCGCGCCTTTCTCTATAGCATCTCCCAGAGCGCTGTCCGCGTTACGTTCGGCTTGTATCAGCGCAAGTGTATTGCCCGCGATTGTTTCAACGTCCTTCGCGTTAAACTTCTTTTTGCTGAGATCTACCACGCCACAAGTAAATTCTACTTCGTTGATCTTTGCTGCCATGTCATAGACATTGGAAGCCCCAAGGGTTTTATTGTTTTGATTACTCATAAAACTTTTCCTTTGATTTGCACCTCAAGTGAGGTGCATGGGTTTTGCCTAGGCAGGATTGCCTCGACTTGCAAACATTATCTCACAATCGGAAGATTACTCAATAGATACGCGCAAGTACTTACCCCTACCCCCCGATTCTAGTTTAGGTACCATCAGCGACTATATATTACTAGTTTGCACGAACGACCTGTAAAATTTTGAGATTGGTCTTGACCCCCCTCTCACAGGAAGTACCCCCCTTGTTAATTTAAGTCCCCCCTTGTAAAAAAATTTTTTTCATGTATAAATCCGTTTTACGGCTAACACCTGCGACTACATATGACATTGAAGGTAAAACCTGAAATAGCGGTAGATATACCTGAATCCGACCTTGAGCTAGGCTTACCAGAAAAAATGGAGGCCGCAGCCACTACCGCAGCAGAGTTGGCCGAGCATGGGCTAGACCTAGAAGTAACGAAGGAAGACCAAGAGAATGCCGCTAAGTTAGTAGCCGCTTACGCAGAAGACCCTGAAGGTACGTCTAAGAAGGTCACGTTAAAAAGAGCCGCCACCCTCACCCCCGCATCACTGATAATGACTGACAAAATACTCAAAGAGTTTGGGCAGTCTGTCGTAGAAAGTTCCTTACATATCAGACACATGGTGACCAACAAGCTGGTGCTGGAGTCTGAGAACCCCGATCCGCGTATCCGTATGAGAGCTTTGGAGCTATTGGGTAAGATTTCAGATGTGGGTCTTTTCTCTGAGAAATCAGAGGTGACGATCACGCACCAATCTACGGATGACCTGCGTGAGAAGTTGAAAGGTAAGTTGGAGAAGTTGGTTGCAGGAGAGGTAGTAGAGGAAGCAGTTGTCGTGGATGTGGACGAGGAGCTAGGCATAGAAGACTACGATGACTGAGGCCGCGTTAGATTTTTCGGAGGAAGAAGTTCAGAAGATGTTGGAGAACATCGATGCTTTTTCGTCTGACGAGGTAATGGAGATAGACCGTATTGTTGATGAGCTATCTTCTCGTAAACAAAATGAGTTGGCCTTTAACGACCTCATAGAGTTTTGCAAGCGTATGCAACCCGATTATATTGTGGGTCAACATCATCGCATACTGGCAAAGATGCTCATGGACATTGAGCAGGGCAACAAAGACAGAATATGTGTAAACATACCGCCAAGACACGGTAAGTCTCAGTTAGTCTCTATCTACTTCCCAGCGTGGTTCTTGGGTAGAAACCCGAATAAGAAAGTAATGATGGTGTCACATACGACTGATCTGGCGGTGGACTTTGGTAGAAAGGTGCGGAACTTGATTGCCACGGATGAGTACCGCAGTATCTTTCCTACGGTGGCTTTATCAGCCGACTCCAAGTCAGCAGGTAGATGGAACACTAATATAGGAGGGGAATACTACGCCTGTGGTATCGGCTCGTCTATCGCAGGTAGAGGTGCAGACTTACTGCTGGTAGATGACCCTCACTCTGAGCAGGATGTGATTAACGGTAACTTTGAGGTATTTGAGAAAGCCTACGAGTGGTTTACCTTCGGAGCACGGACTCGTCTGATGCCGGGGGGTCGTGTAGCCATTATTCAGACTCGATGGCACATGGATGACCTGACGGGCAGAGTAACACGGGACATGGTGAACAATGATCGCTCTGACCAATACGAGGTGGTGGAGTTTCCAGCAATCATAGACACGGCAGATAAAAAGAACAAACCCATACAGAAACCTTTGTGGCCTGAGTTTTTTGACTTGGATGCGTTATTACGTACTAAGGCATCTATGCCGACCTTTCAATGGAACGCACAGTATCAGCAAGAACCTACGGCAGAGGAAGCTGCTCTGGTCAAACGAGAGTGGTGGCAGTCGTGGGAGCAGGAACGTCCCCCTGAATGTGAGTACATTATTATGTCACTGGACGCGGCAGCAGAAACACACAATCGTGCTGACTATACTGCGCTGACCACATGGGGGGTATTTTTAAATGAAGAGGTAAATGCGTACCACATCATCCTGCTCAATAGTATAAAGAAGCGTCTGGAGTTTCCTGAACTGAAAGACTTGGCGATGGAGGAGTACAGTGATTGGGAACCCGATGCGTTTATTGTGGAGAAGAAGAGTGCGGGGACGGCCCTATATCAGGAGATGAGACGCATGGGACTGCCCGTGCAGGAGTACACGCCACACAGGGGGTCGGGCGACAAGTTAGCGCGATTGAATTCAGTTGCAGATATTGTAGCATCAGGTATGGTGTGGATGCCGATAACAAGATGGGCAGAAGAAGTGATAGAAGAGATTGCAGGGTTTCCATTTATGAGCCATGATGACCTCGTGGACAGCACGGTTATGGCATTGATGAGATTCAGACAAGGTGGGTTTATCCGTCTACCAACGGATGAGCCAGAAGAGATTAGCTACTTCAAACAGAAACGAGGTGGATACTACTAATGGCTATTGAGAAAGGTCTATACGCAGCACCGGAAGGGTTGAAAGAAGAACAGGGCGAAGGGTTAGAAATAGAAATAGTTGACCCTGAAATGGTGACGCTGGATGACGGCAGTATGGAGATAACCATTATCCCTGACGCTAACATAGGGGACATGACCGACTTCGATGCTAACTTAGCAGAGTTTTTAGAGGACAATCAGCTATCTATCATGGCGAATGACCTGATAGAGATGGTCGAGTCAGATACAGATGCTAGAAAAGAGTGGGCAGAGACCTTTGTAAAGGGTCTTGATGTACTCGGCTTTCATTATGAAGAGCGTTCTGAGCCTTGGGAAGGGGCTTGTGGAGTGTATTCCACCGTTTTATCCGAAGCTGCTATACGTTTTCAGGCAGAAGCCATGAGTGAAACCTTTCCCGCATCTGGTCCGGTGCGAACTAAAGTTATTGGAGAGGAAGATAAGGATACATTAGAGGCTGCAGACCGTGTAAAAGCGGATATGAACTACGAA